ACCTTACAGGTATCGAAGGAATTCCTACAGCAACTATTGTGCCGTGGTCTTCTGCTTCAGTGCCAACAGGTTTCTTAGAGTGTAATGGTGCAGCCGTTTCAAGATCAACTTACTCTGCACTATTTGCTATCGTAGGAACAACTTACGGAGCTGGAGATGGTGCATCAACATTTAACTTACCTGATTTGCAAGACAACGTTGCAATGGGTAAATCTGGAACTAAAGCTTTAGCATCAACTGGTGGAGCAAACACTGTAGCTTCAAGTGGAAACGTTGGAGGATCAACAGCGAATGCAACTTTAACAACAGCACAACTTGCATCTCACAATCACAATTCACCAGGGGCTAGAACTGGTGGTGATACTCCAGCAGGTGCATGGCTTGTTAGACCTGCTAACCCAGGGGTAAATACAAGTAGTACTGGTAGTGGTACTGGTCACTCACATAATATGAGTGCAACTTTTTCTGGAGACGCAACTTCAGTTGTTCAACCTTATTTAACAGTTATTTATATTATTAAGACATAGGAGAAATTATGGCAACAAACGCACAATGGACAGTAATATTTGACGATAAAAAAATTATAAAACAAAGTGGTGATGGTGCAGGTGATTACGATATTGTAGATGATGATTTTTGGGGATTAGCTAAATGGAATAACATTTGGGCTATTCAATATGGAACACCTAATCCAAGTGACACTGTAGAATATAGAGATGAAACTCCTCACTCTACTTGGGAAGATGCAAACTTAGGTGATTTTTCAGACTTTATTAGTAGATGGGATGCAGCTCATTTAGCTAAATTACAATCTGATTGGGATAATAATAAATTGTATGAACCTATAGATTTTAATAATCCTAATGCAGATCCTGTTGAAATACCAGAAAGTGAAGCAGATAAGATTGCTAGATTAGGTGCAAGACCTACATCATATTCATCTCAATAAAATCCAAGAAGTTAAAATATATTTTTCACCTGATAAGGGTGGATTACCTCTATGTAAATAGGGAAAACTTGCAGGCCATATAACTATTCTGCCAGTTTTAGGTTGTACTCTTTTTGAAAAATGTAAAAATTCTGTTTCTCCACCATCTTTAACATCATTTAAATATATAGAAAAAACAAAAGCTCTAGATAGATGTTCAAAACCTTTACCATGTTCTACGTGCCATACATGATAACCTTCTGTGGGTAAGGTTTTTTGAATTTTTAAAGTTGTAAAATTAAGATTACCTTTACCAAAAGCTTCCTCTGCTCCTGTATTTTGAGCATAATGATTCCATGCTAAATCAAAATTTAGCATCATAGTTTTTAATGATTCCCACCACACGTCTAAATTAAAAGGTGCTGCAAAAAATTGTTGATCTTGTTTTTGTAGTATAGAGGATTTTTCTCCAGAAATTCTATTAATAGTTTTATTAAATTTATCTTGATCCTCATATAATTTAATGGCTTTATTACATTCTTCTTTAGTAATGTAATTATCATATACACCAATAAAATTATTTATATTAACTGTTTTTTCCATAATTATTTTACTAACATATTACAAACTATTCTTTGCCAATTATATGTTTCAGATTCTGGTGACTCTCCTTGGTGATATTCACTTGAATCAAAAATCACAGCACTTCCTGGTTTAAATTTAAATTCATCTCCATTAACATAAAAAGAACCTCTCCAATCTGGTTGCCAAATTGGAGTCATAAATAATATAATTGATTTTGTATGAGGGTCTTTATCATCTTGATGAGGCCAATGAGCCGTTTTTTTACCGTTGTAAGTCATGGTAAACCACATTCTATCTAAACTCGTATGTATACCTATTTTCTTTTCTTCTAATAATTTAGATATTCTATAAACAACAGTTTGTCCCCACATAAATAAAGGATAATGTTCTGGAGTTTCATTTATATTTTTTACCATTAACATAGGTGCTTTTATAAAACCATGGTGATCATTTGATGCTCCATTAACTCTCCAAGTAGGTGAACTTATTATATGATTATACATAAATAATAATTCTTTTTCAGAGAGAACATGATTTAATATAATAGGTTTCATTTTATTTATGTAAAAAACAGTTTATACAATATCTAGTGCCTTTAGTAATTGGTTCTGTACCATGAATCCAAATTGGTTCTGCAGGAAATAACATAGCATCTCCAGTTTTAAAAGATTCTTTTACTTGTCCATCAAAAAATCTAAATTCTCCTCCTTCATAATCCTCATTTAAATTTAAAGTACAAGAGGCTCTTATTGTATCTCCAACATCTGTATGGTCTTTTATTAATTGACCTTTTTCATATTTTAAAATTCTTATATTTCTAGTGCTAACTATAAGTTTATTATTGAACGTAGGACATATTTTATTTCTCACATACAATATGTAATTAGCTATTACAATACTAATATAATTTCTAGCTTGATTAAAAGCATATAAGATGTCTTGATTAGGATTTTCTATCATAGATAAATTCATGCATGTAAAATTATCTATTTCATATTTATTACTTTTAAATTTATAACTTCGTTCCACATCATGATATTTTGGATATTTTTCAAATATATCTATGATATTTTTGCATATTACTTCAGGCACTAATTTATCAATTCTATATCTTAAATCTAATATTTTATGATCATAAGCCATGTTTTTTGTATCTTTCATTCTTAGAAAAACTAATATATAAAGCATTATATGCTACAAAAATTAAAATTCAAGCCAGGTTTTAACAAACAAGACACAGAGTCAGGGGCAGAGGGTCAGTGGACTGATGGTGATTTTGTAAGATTTAGATATGGATTACCTGAAAAAATAGGTGGTTGGTTACAATTAACCGCAGCCAATAAAACATTACCTGGAGCAGCTAGGGCACAAGTTGCATTTTCAAGTTTTGCAGGTGAGAAGTATACTGCTATCGGAACGTCTCAAGGTTTATTTCTTTATTATGGTAATGACTTTTATGACATTACACCTTTAGATACAGCCATCACAGGATGCACATTAACAACTGTTAATGCATCTAGAACAGTGACCATTAACAAAGGCTCACATGGTTTGGATGTTGGACGATATGTAACTCTTTCATCTGTTACCGTAACTGGTGCATCTGATTTTACAGCAGCTGAACTAGAACAACCATATGAAATATTAACTGTACCTGACGTTGATAAATTTACTGTTCAAGCTTCACGTGCTGAAGGAGGATCTGGTATGACAGCAGCAGGATCTGTAACTGTTAATCCTTACGTTGAAGTTGGACCAACAACACAAACAACAGGATTTGGTTGGAGTACATCAACATGGGGAGCCTCGACTTGGGGAACAGCTAGAGCTACAAGCTCTGTGGTTCTAGATCCAGGAAACTGGAGTCTGGATAACTTTGGTCAAGTGTTAGTTGCAACTATATTTAATGGTAAAACATTTACATGGAATGCAGGTGCATCAAATCCAAGAGGTAACAGAGCATCTTTAACCACATCAGGTTTTGCAACCGGTAACAATCCTACCGCTACTAGATTTACATTGGTGTCAGACAGAGACAGACACTTGTTTCATTTTGGAACTGAAACAACTATTGGAGATGTGACCACACAAGATCCGATGTTTGTAAGATTTTCTAATCAAGAAGATTTAAATACATACACGCCGACAGCAACTAACACTGCCGGTACGTTTAGATTAGATACAGGTAATGAAATACGAGCAGCGCTTCAAGGTAAAGACTATGTGTTTGTTATAACTGATCTCGCTGCTTATGTTATTCAGTTTGTTGGACCACCATTTACATTTAGTGTTAGACAGGTTGGCACCAACTGTGGATGTATCAGTCAACACGCAGCCACATTCGTAAATGGAGCGGTGTTTTGGATGGGATCGCAAGGTGGATTCTTTGTATTTGATGGTACAGTAAAATCATTACCATCTCTTGTAGAAGACTTTGTATTTAGTACAGACGGAGATAATCTTGGATTAAACTTTGATTCAAGAGATGTTATCTTTGCAGGTGCAAATAATTTATATACAGAGGTAAATTGGTTTTATCCTAAATCAGGTTCTGACCAAGTCGATAGATGTGTAACTTATAATTATTCTGAAAACTGTTGGACAACATCGTCTTTAGATAGAACGACATATCAAGATCAGAGTGTGTTTGATAATCCATACGCTACAGATTATGATGATACATTGACACCAGTATTTCCTGATATATTAGGAATTACAAATAAATATGGTGCTAGTATTTATTATGAACACGAACAAGGTACAGATCAAGTCAACAGCACAGCAACCACAGCCATCCCTGCATTTATTAGATCTGGAGATTGGGACATAACATCTAGACGTAGTGCATTGGGTCAAGCAACAGGTGTTGCAGATTATAGAGGAGATGGTGAGTTTTTTATGGCTGTTAGAAGATTTATACCTGATTTTAAATATCAAACAGGTAATGCCAAAGTAACACTGTTAGTTAGTGCATATCCAGACGATGTGGCTGTCAGCTCACCACTTGGACCCTTTACAGTTACCTCAACAACTGATAAGGTAGATACTCGAGCCAGAGGAAGACTTGTATCTGTCAAAATAGAAAATGATGGTACAGGTGAAACCTGGAGATACGGCACACTAAGATTAGACGCACAACCGGATGGAAGAAGATAATGGATAACGAATACTTACAATCATTGTATACACCTGAACAACAATTATTACTTTTTGGTGACGCTAATTATTTTAATAATCAAAATAATAATAATTTACCTTTTAGTGTAGGAGACAGACTTTTTAATGAGTTTAATAATGCTGGTGCTGTACCTAATCAAACAATTCAACCTTATATAAGTCCAACTTATTTAATGAAACAACAATTAGGAATGGTTCCAACAGGTATTACCGCATCATCAGCAGCAATTCCTTTTGGAAGTCCTACAGATATCGCACAAGGTTTTGTTAAAGGATCACCAAGTGATAAAAGTTTTTCACCACTTGGAATTGATACTTCTTTTGGTGTTGCTAATGAACCAGATGAGAAAGAAGAAAAATCAGGGATTGCTAAACTATTTGAATTCCTACAAAAATTTTCACCTGTTTCAATGATAACAAAAGGTATAGGATCTATGTTTGATTTTAGTGACTCTCCAAGGTACAGACCTGCTGGTATGGGTGTTTATGGATATACTCCACAAGAATTAGATAGAATGAACGCACTAGGTGGATACTACTCAGAACCTATGAGAGCGTATAGAAGAAATGTTAATAGAATATCAAATTTAATGCAAAGAGCAGCTGCAGGTAAAAATTATAGTCAGAAAAATTTAGACAGGCTTATGAACCAAGCTGGTATGGGTGATGTAGATACTAGAGGAATGATTGATAGTATAAAAGCATCTGCTGATTTAGGCTACGGAAGAGGCGGTGGCAGAGACTTTGATTCAGGTAGAGATTATAGTTCATCACCAGGGGCTATTGCAGGTGATATGGAATATGGAGAAGAGTAATGGCTAAGATAACAAACTACATACCTGAACCAAAAGAAGAATACGATATAGAAAATCAAAGACAGATACTTGAATCTTTAACTACATTACAAAATCAATTAAACTTTTCTTTTCAACAAGACTTGAAAAACGAACAGGACGCGTTTAATTACTTTTTATCATGAGCATAAATTATAAGAACGCTAGTGTCATATTGACTAATACAAATATGACTACAATTTTAAATATAGCAACCACTGCTGTGGCTATCGTAAAATCAGTGTACATATCTAACAACAGCACAGGAGCTGTAACTGTAAACTGTGATCTTAGAGACAGTTCAGCTAGCACAGATGTAGAGTTTTTTAGAAAGGATATAGCAGGAACAACAACTGTTAATGCAACAGAACAGGGCTTGAATTTAGAAGAAGGAGATGC